TTCTGGCGCCGCCTCCGTTGGCTGTTGACGGGCCGATGATGCTTGCTATGCACATCGAGCCCGAGATCATTGCCGTGCGCGTGCATCCGGGCTTCTGGCCGGCGGTTATCGATTCACTCGTGCGGGCGGGGATGACGCATGCCGAAGTCGCGAGGCGGCTCAAGGTGCCGCGCGTGACCGTGTTCCGCTGGTATCACGAAGAAGCACAGCCTAATTTCGTCAACGGTGTTGCTTTGATACAACTATCCCGCCGCGAAGGCATCAGCGTTACGGACAAGTAACCGCCTCAAGCGTAAACCGCGTGGCATGGGAAGCCCTGCCACGACATCGCCAGTTAAGCGCCGCGAGGGCGCTCCAGTCGGAAACAAGAACGCCGCGAAGGGCACTTGGTTCCGCGACATTCTGCGCAAGGCGCTTGAGGAAGAGGACCGCGCCACCCGCAAAAAGAACATTGAAGCGGTTGCGCTCAAGCTCATCGAGGTCGCGCTCGAGGGCGATGTCGCGGCCATCCGAGAGATTGCCGATCGCATAGACGGCAAAGCAAAGCAGCCCATCACAGGCGAGGACGGCCAGCCGCTTGTCCTGCAGTTCACTGTCTCTCGCTCGATTTTCGATGGACTTTAAGTGGACCGCGCGACAGATGCAGGGATTCGAAACCCTGGCATCGGCTCCCGAGGTAATGCTGTTCGGCGGCTCGCGTAGCGGCAAAACCTTCCTAACTCTGGCGGCTATCGTGATGCGGGCGCTCAAGTCGCCGGGCTCGCGACATGCCGTGATGCGCTTCGCGTTCAACCATCTCCGCGCGTCCATCATCGCGGACACTTGGCCGAAGGTGCTTGACCTCGTGTTCCCTGGGCTGGCGGGCAAGTTCCGGCTCAACAAGTCGGACTGGTACGCCAAGCTCGACGACAACGGCGCGGAAGTCTGGTTCGGTGGGCTCGATGACTCCGACCGGACGGAAAAGATCCTCGGTCAAGAGCACGCGACGATCTACCTGAACGAGTGCAGTCAGATCCCGTACTCGTCGCGCCTGCTCGCGCAAACCCGCCTCGCGCAGAACGTGTCGTTTACCGACGAGTCAGGCGAGCGCCATCCGTTGCCGTTGCGCATGTGGTACGACTGCAACCCGCCGTCCGACGCGCATTGGTCGCACGCGCTGTTCGTCAAAGGCATCGATCCAGAGACGCGCAAAGGCATAGACCGCTCGCAGTACGCCTCACTGCAGATGAACCCGCGCGATAACCTCGCGAATCTGCCCAAGGACTATCTGCGCACGCTTGAGGGCATGCCGGCGCGCATGCGTAAGCGCTTCCTTGATGGCGAATTCGGTAGCTCGCAAGAGGGCGCCCTATGGCCCCTCGAAATCATCGACCGCAATCGTGTGGACGCTTTGCCCGACTTGCAGCGCGTGGTGATTGGCGTGGACCCGTCCGGGGCTGGCGATACCGATAACACGGATAACGACGAAATCGGCGTAGTGGTCGCCGGCCTTGGCACGGACGGCCGCGCGTACGTGCTTGAAGACTGCACGCTGAAGGCTGGCCCCGGCACTTGGGGCCGCGTCGTCGGCACGGCATTCGATCGTCATGCGGCGGATGTGGTGTGCGGCGAATCCAATTTTGGCGGCGAGATGGTGAAGTTCACCATTCAGACCGCGCGCCCCGGAACGCCCTACAAAAAGGTCGTCGCTTCCCGCGGCAAGGTGCTCCGCGCCGAGCCTGTAAGCGCGCTTTACGAGACCGGCAAGGTCCGTCACTGCGGCACGTTCACGCAGTTGGAGGACGAAATGTGCGCCATGACGACGCGCGGCTTTACGGGCGAAGGCAGCCCGAACCGCGTGGATGCGCTCGTGATTGCGCTGACCGAACTCTTCCCCGCCGTGACGCGCGCCGAGAGGCCGCTGCGTAAGACCCCGAATCACGTCCCGACCTACCGCGGCGAAGCCGCATGGATGGCGTAATGAGCACGATCAGCGAAGCCTTGGAACTGTTCCGCCAGCTAGGCGAGGACGAAGCGCACAACCGGCAGCAGTACCTGAAGGCGACGCGCTTTTTCAACGGCGAACAGTGGCCGGAAGCGTTGCTCAGGACGCGCGAGACCGATCCGAACGGTGCGCGCCCGTGCTTGACCGTCAACGTCCTGCCGCATTACTGCAAGCAGGTTACGAACGAGATGCGGCGCAATCGGCCGTCGATCCGCGTGCTGCCGGTGGACGATGGCGCGGACATCGAAACGGCGCGCGTGCTGCAAGGGATCGTCCGCCACATTGAAAACCGCTCAGATGCGGATGTCGTCTATGGCACAGGCGGGCGCACGGCCGTCATTGGCGGCCTCGGTTACTGGCGCATTGCGACGCGCTACCTGGACGAAGAGTATGGCTTGCAGGAGATTTGCCTTGACCGCATCACGAACCCCCTGAGCGTCTACATGAGCCGCTGCGACTGCCCGGCGGGGAGTGACGCGCTTGATGTGTTCGTGAGCGAAATGATCTCCAAGGACGAATACAAGCGCCTCTACGGCAAAGCGCCGCCGACGAGCGTGCCGGCTGAGCTGGGCGACAATAATTGGCTCGACGATGACTATGTGCGCGTTGCGGAGTGGTATCACGTCGACATCACCGAGCACGCGACGCTCGTCCTGCCGAATGGGCGCCGCCTCAAGAAAGCGGACGCGAAGAAATACGCAGATCAGGTCGGAAAACTCGAAAACTACCGCGACGACGGCCCGCCCATCCGCGAACGCAAGATCAAGTGGAAGAAGCTCAACGGCGTGGAAATCCTGAAAGAGCAGGATCTAGACGGCCGTTACATCCCGATCGTCCGCGTCATCGGGCAAGAGTGCGACATCGAGGGCAAGCGGTATTACTTTGGCATGGTGCGCGATGCCATTGACCCGCAGCGCATGCGCAATTACTGGCGCTCGTGCGAAACGGAGATGATCGCGCTCGCGCCGAAAGCGCCGTTCGTCGGCGTGGCGGGCGCGTTCGATGGTTTCGAGAATCGATGGGGAAGCGCGAACACGCAGAATATTCCCTACCTCGAATATAACGCCGTTGATGTCAATGGCGTGCCTGCCCCGATGCCGCAGCGCCAGCCGGCGGCGCCCATCCCGACTGCAATGGTGCAGGCGGCAGCGAACGCGGACATCGACATTAAGGCGGCAACGGGCATATTCGGCGCTGCACTGGGCGAGCCGACCGCAGAGAAGTCTGGCCGCGCTATTGAGGCGCGCAAGATTGAATCGGACATTTCCACTTACGACTACATCGACAACCTCTCGATCAGCATTCGCCACACCGGGCGGATTATCGTGGACCTCATCCCGCACGTATACGACACGCCGCGCGTTCAGCGCATCTTAGGGGAGGACGGTTCCCCGCAGATGGTGCAGCTTCAGCCCGGCATGGGACGCGCGTCCGCTGAATCCCCAGACAAGAACATCGCCGGCATTTATGACCCGGGCGTCGGGCGCTATGACGTGGAAATCACGGTCGGCCCGTCGTTCACCACGAAGCGCGAAGCGGCCGTGGAAGCGATGTCGCAAGTGCTGCAGGGCAATCCGCAGTTGTGGCAGGCGATCGGGGATCTGTTCGTCAAAAACATGGACTGGCCCGGCGCGGATGAAATCAGCGAGCGATTGCACAAGATGGTGCCTCCCGCACTGCTCGACGACGAAGAGCAACAGCAGGAAGAGCACAACCCGCAGGACATGCAGATGATCCAGCAGCTCGACCACACCGTGCAGCAGATGACGGCCGAGCTCGAAAAGGCGCAGACGGACGTGCAGAGCAAGCGGGACGCCATCATCAAGGCCGAGAACGAAGCCAAGCGGCTCGAGATCGAAGAGTACAAGGCGCAGACCGAGCGCATGAACGTCATTGCCACCAATCCGCAAATCTTGCAAATCATGGCGCCGCTCGTCGGGGGCGTGAATCCGTTCAGCGAGTTTCCGCCGTCCGTCGATGGCATGGGCGAGAACGAGAGTTACGAACAAGTAACGCCGGGCGGCGTATACAACGATTCACCGGGATAACCGGGCTTTCTAGCGACTGTCGGGAGATAGACGCATGTCCGAGGCCGAAAGCCTCCTGAATCCGGTAGCGGCGCCGGACATCAATGCCGCGGCGGCCCCTGTTGTTACGGAGCAGCAGGAAGAGCCTGAATCCAAGCCGGAACGCACGTTCACCCAGCAAGAGCTAGACGAGGCAATCGAAAAGCGACTTGCCCGTGAGCGTCGCAAGCTCGAACGAATCGAGCGACAGCGGGAAATCGAAGAGGCCGAGCGACGCGGGCGCGAAAGTGCTACGCGGCAGACGCAACAGCCTGCCAACGATGGACCGCCGAAGCGCGAGGACTTCGACAGCCTCGAGGATTACATCGAGGCAAGAGCGGACTGGAAAGTCGAGTCAAAGCTTGCCGAAACGCGGCGCAAAGAGGCTGAAGAGGCCACGCAGCGCGATCACCGGAAGCGGATAGACGACACCGAGCGGACATGGGCGGAGCGCGTCGAGAAGGCGCAGGACGCTTACCCCGATTTCGAGGATGTCGTCGTGAACAACCGCGATCTCGTGATCTCCGATGCGATGGCAATCGCCATCAAGAGCACCGAGCACGGCATCGATCTCGCGTATCAGTTGGGAAAGAACCCCGACGAAGCCGCGCGGATCGCGAAACTCGACCCGGTCGCGCAGGTTTTCGAGCTTGGGCGCTTAGCCGCCTCCACCGCGAAGCCTGCCGAACGTCCAGTCAGCAAAGCGGCACCGCCTGTTGAGCCGGTGCGCGGTCAGTCTCGAAGCGAGCGATCGATCTACGACGCCGACGAGATGACGACCGAGCAGTGGATCAAGATGCGGAACAAACAGATCGGCAGATAGGCACGCCGGGAGGCGTCCCGAGGTTCCGTAAATGGCTAATCAATTTCTCACGATGACGATGATCACGAATGAAGCATCGCGCATCCTCGAAAACCAGCTTTCTTTCTCCAAGTACGTCAATCGCCAGTACGATGATCGCTTCGCCGTCAGCGGCGCGAAAATCGGTGACACGCTGCAGCTCCGCAAGCCGCCCCGGTATGTGGGCCGCTCCGGCGCCGCGCTGAGCACGGAAGATTCGATCGATACCAAGGTGAACCTGCAGATCGGCGGCAACGCGACTGCGTGGTATCAGTTTGGCGAGCAGTTCGGCGTTGATATCACCTTCACGACCGCGGATCTGACGCTGTCGATGGATGAGTTTTCGTCCCGCTACCTGAAGCCCGCGATGGCGCGCGTTGCAAACCGCGTCGATGAAAAGGGCCTGTCGCTCTACAAGGCGATTGCGAACAGCGTCGGCACGCCGGGCACGACTCCTTCGACTGCGCTGACGTGGCTGCAGGCGGGCGTAAAGCTCGACGAGAATGCGGCGCTGCGAGATGACGAGCGTTATGTGGTGATGAACCCCGACGCGCAGGCGTACACGGTGGACGGTCTGAAAGGGCTGTTCCAGCAGTCGAACCTCATCGGTGAACAGTATTCCATGGGCGTCATGGGCAAGGGCCTTGGCTACACGATGTCGATGGACCAGAACATTCAGACGCAGACCGTGGGCCCGCTGGGCGGCACGCCGCTCGTGAATGGCGCCGGCCAGGGTGCTGCGAGCACCACGACCGATCCGTGGACCTCGACGACTTCGCTGATCACCGACGGCTGGACCGCGGCTGCGGCGTCCCGTCTCAAAGCGGGCGACGTGATCACGATCGGCACCGTGGCGTCGGGCTGCCTGGGCGTCAATCCAGTCTCCAAGGTGAGCACGGGCAAACTGCAGCAGTTCGTCGTGACGGCCGATGCGTCGTCCGACGCGGGCGGCAACCTGACGGCGGTCATCTCGCCCGCCATCATCACCGCCGGTCCTTATCAGACCGTTTCGCAGGCCCCGCCGGATAATGCGGCGATCACCGTCGTCGGCACCGCGAGCACGGCGTATCCGCAGAATATCGCGTTCCATCGTGATGCATTCTGCCTCGCGACGGCCGACCTCGAGATGCCCAAGGGTGTCGATATGGCGGCGCGCAGCAACTACAAAGGCATCAGCATTCGCGCCGTGCGGCAGTACGCGATCAGCACCGACACGATGCCGACTCGTCTCGACATCCTCTACGGGTGGTGCGCGTTTCAGCCGCAGCTCGCGTGCCGGGTTTGGGGTTAAGCCATGGGCGTTAACCTTCAGGACGGCAATATCGACCGAATGGGGGTGGTTCAATCGTCGATCAACGTGGCAAGCGTTGCGGCGAACACCACGGCGGAACAGACCTTCACCGTTACCGGGCTTCGGCTCGGTGACATGGTGCTGGTCAGCAAGCCGTCGCTTTCGGCCGGTCTCGGGCTTGTGAATGCGCGCGTGTCCGCTAACGACACGCTCGCGCTCACGTTCAGCAACTCAACCGCGGGTGCGATCGACCCGGCGGCCGAAACGTACACGATTGCGTGGTTCCGGCCGTATGCGGGCATGACGCTGCCGACTGCGGTGCTCGTCTGATGATCGTCAACGAGACCATCGTCACGGGCTCGACGAGCGCGCAGAAGGTCTCACAGGGATCGCCGGCCGTCCTCTTCGCGGTGCGAGTGGGCGGTACGGCGAACCTTGTCGGAACAGTCACCATCGCGGACGGCACGACCACAAAGGAAACGCTTGCCGCGACTACCGCAATCGGCGTGCA